AGCAAAAGGAATGTCTTTAAATGATATTGCTAAAAAACATAATGTATCTCTTAACGATTTAACCGATGAATTCAAAAAAGGATATAAAGTAGAAAGAGAACATACTACTGATATTACTATTGCAAAAGAAATAGCATTAGACCATTTATTTGAAGACCCAAAATACTATACAAAATTAAGTATAACCGAAGTTAGTTCGATGGGCCCATCATTTCAAAGTGATGGAAATTCAACAACCGGTTATTCTTGGAATGCAGATTGGGATGATTATGATAATCAAAATTATTATTTAGATAATTTAGAAGGTTGGTCAACTATACATGAAAAACCATCGGAATTTGAAAAAAAGAAAGCAACTGACCAAGTATTACCGATAGATAATCATACTGATGGTAAAACATCAAAATATAATCGTATTTTAAAAGCTGATTATAAAGAACCTGCTGAATTTTTAAAAACTACAAATATAAAAGAAGCTGTTAAGTGGGAAACTGAAGTATTTGATAAATGTTTACATGGACATATACCGTTATCACTTAATATTGTTAAAAAAATAGTTGACCCAGTAAAAACAACATCATTACACATAACTGATGTTGAAAATTTACCAAAAGTTGTTGCTTTAGAGGGAACTAAAAAATCAATTTCTACATTTAATAAAATTGATAAATACGGAAAAATTGCACAAGGTAAAGGATTGTGGACTAAAGGTGGTATAATTGTATCAATATCAGGTACAATTTTAGCACAGAGTATTCATGATTTATGGAGTTATCCTGACCATCAAGGTAGAAGATGGGTTGAACCGGAAGTTTTATTAGGAAATCCAAATAGAGAAAGAGATTTAATCTATAATTTTGCACCTGAATTAAAAGCAGATAGAGAAAAATATAGACAACATTATTTTGATGGTACAATTACAAATCAAGAAAAAGCTGAATTCATAAAGAAATACTTTGAAGCAGCTGAAAAATATATGTTGAGTAAGAAAAAAGAGTTTCAAGATGCATATTTTAATTCTAATAAATTATATTATGATGCAGACTGGAATGAGGTAATCCTTACTCAAATTAAAATTGAAAAGATTTTAGCTATTCCTTTTGTTTGGGGTGGTGATGATGCTGAAAATGAAAAAACATTAAAACAACTTAAACAAAAATACAAAAATGTAGAAGTTGCAAAAAATGAATCAGAAGTTCAGAATTTCATCAAAAAAAATGGTGGAACTATCAGAGAATCAATAAATGAAATTAGCGATTCAAAGAAAAAATTAAATGCTTTATTTAAAAAACATAATATTAAACCAGCAACATATACTGCATCTCATCAAGTAAGAGGATTTGGTTCTACTTCACAGGGATATAAATATGAAAGAAAAGGATTGGTGAGTTTATATGGTGTTGATAAAGATATTGTTAAAAAGATAGCAGATGAAGCTAAAAAAATAGGAGTACGAATATCTGCTGTATATCCAGATGGGTTTGATTTCCATGAATCAGTAAATGAAGATATTACATTAAATGTTAAAGTTGGTGATAAAGTTTTAATGGGTAAATTTAAAAACAAAAAAGTTGTTGTTAAAACTATTGGAACTGATGAACATGGAATGCCAACTATAAATGGTAAAAAAGCAGTAACATTTAGATATATAAAGGAAAATATAAACGAAAGTAAGTTATTGGTAGAGGGTGGTGCATATGGACATATGAATCATCCATTTGATACTGATATAAATCTTACATTTGGCCAATTAAAAAATATTGTTAATCTTGCTTTAGAAGGTGAATTAGAATTAGCAAGAGAAAAAACTGATGGTCAAGCCCTTGCAATTAGTTGGGTAGGTGGGAGATTAGTTGCGGCTCGTAATAAATCTCACTTAAAGAACAAAGGTGCTGGTGCATTGGATATAAAAGGTGTTGCTGATAAGTTTAGTGGTAGAGGTGAATTGGAAAAAGCATATAATTTTGCAATGCAAGACCTAACATCTGCAATAAAATCACTTTCAGATGCACAAAGAAAGAAAATATTCAAAGATGGTTCATGTTTTATGAATTTAGAAGTGATTTATCCTACATCTGTGAATGTTATTCCATATGGTCAACCCCTTTTAGTATTCCACGGAACAATGGAATATGATATGGATGGTAACGCAATTGGTGAAAACCAACAAGCAGCAAAGATTTTAGCCGGAATGATTAAACAAGTTAATCAAGATGTTCAATCAAATTACACAATTCAAGGACCTCCGGTACTTTCTTTACCAAAATCACAAAAATTATCTTCTCAAAAAGCAAAATATTTGGGAAAAATTCAATCTTTACAAAAAGAATTTGGATTAGGTGATACTGATGGTGTTGCAAATTACCATCAAGCATGGTGGGAAAACTTTGTAACTAAAAAATCACCATCAATGTTGGATAATAACACTAAAATGGGATTAGTTAAGAGATGGGCGTTTGGTGATAAAGGATTCCGAATTGATAATAAGAACATAACTGATGAAAAAGTTCTTCAATGGGCACAAAAAATCGATAAAGAAGACCAAAGTAAAATTTCTAAAGATAATTTGATGAAATTTGAAGATATATTTTTAGGCGTTGGTGCAGAAGTTCTCCAATTTACATCATCAGTATTGACAGTAAACCCAGATACTGCAGTTAGAGAGATGAAAAAGAGATTAGACCAGACAGTTAAAGATGTTCAGAAATCCGGAGACCTTAAAAAAATTGAAAAATTAAAATTAGAGTTAAAAAGATTAACATCTATTGGAGGTCCTAATAAAATAGTACCAATTGAAGGTATAGTTTTTGTATATGGTGGTAAAACTTTCAAATTAACTGGTGCTTTTGCATCACTAAATCAACTTTTGGGTATTTTTTATTCATAATTTCATTTTTATATACTTATAATAAAATATAAACCTAATATATAACAATGAGTAAGGAGTTTCAAAGAAAATATATGCACCCAACCCGTAGAAAGTTGGTGGATATGGTTAAAACCGGTGAGTATGATAAAAATACACAAATTGGTTGGACAAAAACTGAAGAACAACGAAACGTTGGTGATGTTTGGGAAGATGAGTTTTATAAATACGAAAAGAAAAATGGTTATACTATAAAAACTGGTAAAAATCACGAAGCTTTACAAGAAATTCGTAATTATTTAAATCTTAAAAAAGAATGTACAAATCCAAGTTGTAAAAAAGTTAAAAAAACTAAAACTGATGAAACATTAATTAAAAAAACAGGTTATTGTACTGATTGTTTATCAGATATAGAACATAACTTTAGAACTGCAGGTATTTGGAAAGAATATGAGGACTTTAGAATCTACACTCGTATGATTGTAGAGGGAAAGATAAAATTAGAAGAATTAAAACAATCATTGAATGAAGTTAAACCTTACTATGAATTCATAAATGAGGATGGTACGATTGAAAAATGGAGTTTACCAAAATCAGTTGATGAAGTTAAGGCCGAAATCAAAGAAATTATTGATAATGGTGAAACTGAATTAAAAATGATTGTTCAAAAACGAAACGAAGCTTTCGAAGTTATAAAGGGTTACAATTTAGAACACTATTTATAATAAAGGAGTTTTTAATATGACAAATAGAATATCTTCACTTCTATTAGTAGTTTTAATATGTTTGGTAGGTTATAATATTTTCTTTACTAAACAATTAAGAACTGATGTTGAATCATACAATCATAAAATTGATAGTATTCAACATAACATCGATTCGGTGATGTTAGTAAATAAACAATTAGATACACAAATCGAACAAATCCACGGCGAAGTGACCGTATTGGATAACAATATCGATAATGTTCAGACAAACATCAAAAACATAAAAACAAAGACAAATGAAAAAGTTATTAGCGTTAATGAGTTTACTTTTAGTGACCTTAACAAGTTTTTCACAGACCGTTATCAACCAACCAATAAGTAAAGTTGATACTATTGTTCCATTGACAATACCTACAGCTAAATTAGTTATTAAAGACCTAATTAAAGGTGATGGTGCAATTATACAATTAGAAGAAACTAATAAGGTTTTAAAATTAACAAATGAAAAATTAGTTCTTAAAGATAGTATTATTTCAATACTTAATTCAAAAATTTATAATTTGGATTATATAATTACTCAAAAAGATGAACAATTTAGTTTAGAAAGACAAAAATCTGAATCTCTTTTAAAGGAATTAAAAGCAGAAAAAAGAAAATCATTTTTATATAAAATTGGTTCATACGTTGGTATTGTAGCAACGGGTATATTGTTAGTAAAATAATTTATTCTGATGGCTACATCGTTAAAAGAAATAATTAAACTCGAATATCAAAAGTGTGCTAGTGACCCTATACACTTTATGAAAAAATACTGTATGATTCAACATCCAGTACGAGGTAAAATACCATTCCACTTATTTCCATTTCAGGAAAAAACATTAGTTGAATTTAAAGACCATCGATATAACATCGTATTAAAATCTCGTCAAACAGGTATCTCTACTTTGGTTGCGGGGTTTTCTCTTTGGAAGATGTTATTTAATCAAGATTTTAATGTATTGGTAATTGCAACAAAACAAGAAGTTGCGAAAAACTTAATCACTAAAATCAGAGTAATGAATCAATATTTGCCAAGTTGGTTAAAACAAACAACGGTTGAGGATAATAAACTTTCCCTTCGATATGCAAATGGTTCTCAAGCAAAAGCAACTTCATCTTCTGGAGATGCCGGTCGTTCTGAAGCCCTATCACTTTTAGTATTTGATGAGGCCGCATTCATTGATAGTATTGAAGAAATTTGGATATCTGCACAATCTACCCTATCAACCGGTGGTAGTGCAATTATTCTTTCTACTCCTAATGGTGTGGGTAATTTCTTTCATAGAACATGGGTAGGTGCAGAAGAAGGAACAAATGATTTTAATACAATCCGATTACACTGGTCAGTACACCCTGAGCGTGGACAAGCATGGAGAGATGAGCAAGAAAGATTATTAGGACCAAAAGGTGCTGCACAAGAATGTGATTGTGACTTTGTAAGTTCCGGTGATACTGTCATAGACCCACAAATTCTTATGTTTTACAAAGAAACATATGTACAAGAACCAATGGAAAAGACATGGGTTGACCATAATCTTTGGAAATGGGAATATCCAGATTATAATAAAGGATATATGGTAGTTGCTGACGTTGCTAGAGGTGATGGTGGAGACTATTCTGCATGTCATGTGTTTGATGTGGAAACTGCAACACAAGTTGCGGAATATAAAGGAAAGATGGATACAAAAGATTTTGGAAATTTCCTTGTAGCACTTGCAACTGAATATAATGAGGCACTTTTAGTAATAGAGAATGCTAATATTGGTTGGGCAGTAATTCAACAAGTAATTGATAGGGGATACCGAAACTTATTCTACATGAGTAAGGATTTAAAATATGTAGATGTAGAACATCAGTTACACAATCGTTATCGTGCAGAAGAAAGAGGTATGGTTGCTGGATTTTCAACTACTCAAAAAACTCGTCCTTTAATTATATCGAAATTAGAACAATATATTAGAGAAAAAGATGTTACAATTCGTTCATCTCGTTGTATTGACGAATTATTTACTTTTATTTGGAATGGTAACCGAGCAGAAGCAATGAGAGGATATAATGATGACCTTATAATGTCATTGGGTATTGCATTGTGGGTTAGGGATACTGCATTAAGATTAAGACAAGAAGGAGTTGAATTGACTAAACGAACATTAGGTGGTATATCTCAACATAGTTATACACTAGATGGATTTGGTGGCAATTCTTCAATGGATGCAAATCCCTGGGCAATGAAAGTGGGTAATGCGGAAGAAGACCTAACTTGGTTAATCAAATAGATTTTATAAGGGATAATATAATTTGTATATATTTATAGTGTATAGGAGGAATATACTATGATAAAATTAAAAAATATGATTAACGAAGAACAAGTGGAAGATTATCCATTTGACCAATCAGAATATAATTTTTTAGATTATGACGAATTGGATGTTGAAGATGAAGATGAAGAAGATTTTATAAATTTTCTTAAATCTTACACAACCGAGTTAAAGGAAGCAAATTGTAATTGTGTTTACGAAGCAGAATATCAAGGTAGAGATGTTAAATTAGGTAAACCAATGCAAGGTGATGTTAAGAAATTTAAAGTTTATGTTAAAAACCCAAAGACTGGAAAAGTAATTAAAGTTAATTTTGGTCAACCGGGTATGAACATTAAGAAAAATAATCCTGAAAGAAGAAAATCTTTTAGAGCAAGACACAATTGTGATAATCCAGGTCCAAGAACTAAAGCTAGATACTGGTCTTGCAGAAAATGGTAAAATAATAAAATATGGCAGATACTTCATTTTTTGGTAGATTATCAAAACTATTTTCAACTAAAGCAGTTGTAGTAGTTGATAAAGATGGTAATAGAAAGGTAGTTGATACTGATGATAGACAACAAACCAATTTATCATCATTAAGAGATAGATACACTAAACTACAAAAATCTTACTTTGAACAGGCTGGTGGTGCACAATCAATGGCATATCAACAAGTTCGTAGAGAGGTGTTTAGAGATTACGATGCAATGGACCAAGACCCAATTATTGCATCGGCATTAGATATCTATGCGGATGAATCTACACTAAAAAATGAATTTGGAACAATATTATCAATTCGTTCAGATAATAATAGAGTTCAAGAATCATTAGATAATCTTTTCTATGATATTCTTAATATTGAATTCAATTTATGGCCTTGGGTTAGAAATATGGTTAAATATGGTGATTTCTTTTTAGGATTGGAAATTGCAGAAGGTAAAGGTATCGTAAATGTAACTCCACATTCAGTATATAATACCGAAAGATTAGAATTATTAGACCCAAACAATCCAAATAATGTTAAATTCAAAATAACGGAAGACCCAAATGGTAAATCAGAATATGATAATTTTGAAATTGCACATTTCCGTTTATTATCTGATACAAACTGGTTACCATATGGTAAATCAATGATTGAAAATGGTAGAAGATTGTGGAAACAATTGAGTTTAATGGAAGATGCGATGTTAATCCATCGTATTATGAGAGCACCGGAAAAAAGGGTGTTTAAAATCGATATAGGAAACATTCCACCACAAGAAGTAGATAATTACATGCAAAGAATTATCAACAAAATGAAGAAAGTTCCTTTCGTTGATAAAAATAGTGGTGATTATAACTTAAAATATAATATGCAAAACCTTACCGAAGATTTCTTCTTACCGGTTAGAGGTGGTGATAGTGGAACATCAATTGATAATATCTCTGGGTTAGAATATTCGGCAACTGAAGATATTGACTACTTAAAAAATAAATTATTTGCAGCACTTAAAATTCCAAAAGCATATTTGGGATATGATGAGAATGTAAATGGTAAAGCAACTCTTGCAGCAGAAGATGTTCGTTTTGCAAGAACAATTGAGAGAATTCAAAGAACGGTAGTATCTGAATTATCTAAAATTGCAATTGTACACTTATATTCACAAGGAATACAAGATGTAGAAATGACAAACTTTGAATTAAGTTTAATCAATCCATCAACAATCTATGAACAAGAAAAAGTAAATCTTTGGTCTGAAAAAGTTAGATTGGCATCGGATATTCAAAATTTACAAATGTTATCTAAAGATTGGGTTTATAAAAACATCTTTAAATTATCAGATGGTGACCAAAAAGAAGAAAGAGTTAAGGTTATCGATGATATGAAAGATAAATTCCGCAACAATTCAATCGAACAACAAGGAAATGACCCAGCGGTTCAACCAGAACCAACTGATGTTGAAGAATCACTTAATACTATTAAATCAGAATTAGAAGCTGAAAATAAAGGTGGAAGACCGCGTGAGGGAAATACATATGGTAAAGATAAATCTCCATTTGGTAGAGACCCATTAGGTGATAAAGAAAATAAAAATGCTTTAAAACATCGAACAACAGAACAACAAGCACTCAAATATATCAATGGTATTGCATCAAAACGCAAATATTTGAATGAAACAAAGGGTATGTTGGATGAATCAAATATCATAGATAACGAAGAAAATTAACAAATCAAAAAAATATTTATATTTATATAAGAGTTTTTGAGCATATCAAAATAAGGAATTGATTAAATATGAAAAAAATTAAACATTCTAAATTTAAGAATACGGGTTTTTTATTTGAATTATTGACCCGTCAAATAACTTTAGAGATACTAAACGGCTCTCAAGAAAAAGCTAAAAAAATTGTAGTAGAATTTTTTAGTAATGGTAGTGAATTGTCTAAAGAACTTCGCCTTTATAAATTATTAATAGAGGAGAAGTATAATTCAGAATCCAAAGCAGAAAAATTCATTGATGCTATATTAGAAGCAAGAACTAAATTAGATGAGCAAAAACTTATCAAAGAAAAATATAATTTAGTTAAATCAATTAAAGAAAATTTTGAAATTGATAGTTTCTTAACTTCGCCGGTAACTAATTATCGCGTTTTAGCATCAATTCATAAATTATTTGAAGCAAAAAAGACAGATGTATCTGAAGTAAAAGATATATTTGATTCAAAAATCACATTAGTAGAGCATATATCTACATCTGCTATTGCAGCTCTTAAACAAAAAGAAGATAAATTAGTAGAAGATTATAAAAATCAAGAAAAAGATTTAAGATTACTTACATATAAAATTCTTGTTGAAACTTTCAATAAGAAATATTCCAACTTAAACGATGTTCAGAAAAACTTATTAAGAGAATACATTAATAATGTAACCAATACTTCTAAATTTGGTGAATATTATGCAAATGAACTTAAAAAAGTTGTAACTGAATTACATTCAATCTACAAAGGAATGGATGATAAGATTACAAAAATCAAATTAAAAGAAACTATAAACGTATTAAAATCTCAAAAAATTGGTAAGAAGGTAACTGATGAACAAGTTTCATCTTTAATGTTGGCATTTGAATTAATAAAGGAAATACAAAATGTTAAAAAACGAATCTCTTAAAAATTTTATTGAGGAAGTTCTTTTAGAAGTTCAAAAAGAATTAGATGAGGAAAATGTAACCGGAAATATTGACGGTTATCAAACCCCACATGCGTTTTCAGGTAAAAACGCATCTCAAAGAAGAAAAAAAACTGCAACTCAATTGGGATATACATTAGTAAATAACGATGTTGAAAATATAGATGAATCAATTAACGAAGGATTAAAACATCTTATTCACGTAGAAACTCCTAAAGAAATATTATCAAAATCAGTTGCAAAACAAATCATTACATTAGCTAAAAAAGGTGTTCGTTCAAATGAAATTGGATTGAACATGGGATTTATTGGTAATAACAATGCTGCAGTTAATGCTTTTCAACGAGTTAAGAATAAAATATATTTTGATTTACATAAAAACGAATCAATTAATGAAAATCGTTGGTTAGCAATAAAAAATGATGAATCTATGCATGCACATAAAAAACTTGCAATGGGTTTGAAAGAATTAAAGTATCAGTTAAGTGAAGTTGAGAAATTTTTCAATTGGTATAATAAGATTAAAAACATAAATGAATTAGAATCATCTGATTATTGGAAAAGAACTAATAATCATATTTATAAGATAAAAGAGAGAATAGTTAATATTGCACGAACTCTAAAGGAGATTGAGAAATGAAAATAACAAGAGAACAATTTAAAAACATCGTAAGAGAAGTTCTTGCAGAAGAATCTGAATATCAGGTATTCTTTCAAAAGGCATTAGATAAGGCCGGAAAATCAATTCCATCCATGTCAGATGAGGAAAAGAAAGCATTTTTTGATAAAGTAGATGCAGCATGGCAAGGTAAAGGCGAGAAAAACGAAGAATTAGTTGGTGGACAAAAAGAATTAGATGTTGATGGCGATGGTGATATCGAGGGTGATGATTTAGCAGATTTAAGAGCTGGTAAAAAAGCAGATGAATCTATAAATGAAGAAGAAATCAAATGGAATGCAGTTGAAAATGCAATCATTAACTTTCTAAAAATGAATACAAAAATTTTAGATAAAAGAGTTAAAGATAGAGATGCTGATGGTGTTAAAAAAGGATTACAATCAATTATTGATGGTTTAACTAATGCACAACGCAGTTTAAAATTAAAATAATTATAAAGGATAGATATGAAATCATTATTAATTGAAACAAATCTATTTGAAGGTAAGATAAATGAGGATGCAAGTGGTAGAACACTTGTTAAAGGTATTTTACAACGAGCTGGTGCTGAAAATCAGAACGGTAGAGTATATCCTATGGAAATTCTTCAAAGAGAGGCGAAAAAATACGAAACTCTTATTAAGGAAAGAAGAGCGTTAGGAGAATTAGACCATCCAGATTCATCTGTAATCAATTTAAAGAACGTTTCTCATAATATTAAGGAAATCCATTGGGAAGGTAATGATTTATGTGGGACAGTTGAAATCTTACCAACTCCATCGGGCAATATCTTAAAAGAATTATTAAGAGCAGGAATCCTTTTAGGAATTTCTTCTCGTGGTATGGGTTCAGTATCACCAATGGGTGAGGGTAAAGTAAAAGTAGGTGAAGATTTTGAATTAATCGGTTGGGATTTCGTATCCAACCCATCTACGCATGGTGCATTTATGACACCATTACAAGAATCCGTAAATAAACAATTACAAGAACAAGCAGTAGTATGTGGTGATTTCTGTAAGGCACAAGACCTTATGAGAGAAATTATTACTGAATTAGCATAAGGAATACAAATATGGCATTCTCAATACAAGATTATTTAAAGAATAATAAAATCCAAATGGGTAAAATCACCAAAGAAGTTGGTGATACTCCATATAAAGGTGGTCATAACGATATTCGTAAAACGAATTATGATGTTAAGATTAAAGAAGATGGTAAGTTAGATTTATATACTCATAAGACAGTATTAACCGAATCTACCTTAAACGAAGCATCAGAAATTAGTTTTGATAAATTAAAACCAGCAGACCAAGCAATAGTTAAACAAATAGAAAAATACTTCAACGGAAGTGTTGGGATAATTTGGGATGGTATTCACGGGAAAATAGTAGAAATGACTGTTAGAAATTCACAAGGAGCATATAGATTTGATAAAAATGATTTTAAATTTTTAGCAAAAATGCCGATTCGTTGGATGGAAAACGATGGAAATGTAATTACAATTGGATTTTAATTATAAGGAATAAAGATAATGAAATTAAAAAATTTACTTTTAGAAGCAGAAACATTTACCGCTACAAACAAAGCAACAGGTAAAACTGCAGTATTTAAATCAAAAGATAGTAGAGATGCTGCAATCAAAGCAGGAACTCATGCTGAAATTCAAAAAGATAAAGATGCAACAAAGGCTTCTAAATCTAAAGTGAATATTTTCAATAAATCATCCGAAGAACCTAAATCAACAACATCAACATCTACTCCATCTAATATGGGTGTAGATTCGGTTGTTTACAATAAAAGAACTAAAACAGTTGGTATTGTAAGATTGGGTGATGAAAGAGGTGAAACTAAAACTGATGCAGATGGTAATGTAAACACATCTGAATTAGAACCATACAATCCAATGAAGTATCCACATCAAAAGGATGCTAAAGTTGCACCATCTACCGAAAAAGAAATTAGTAGTAGAGGATTATGGAAACCATTTGCACAAGATAAAGAAACACCGAAAGAAGAACCAAAAAGAGATGGTGGATTTCAAACACCAAAAAGACAAGGTAATCCTCAAGTAAATAAAGAAGCTAAGAAAAAAGCAGAAGAATATGGTATTACTCCACAAAAGTTGGGTAATGAAAAATATAAAGAGGCAATGTTACAAGCAGCAGTTTCTGCATTAACCGATTCTAACTATCATAGTGAAGCAAGAGAATTAGTTGCTAAATTAGAAGGAAGACCTGAATTTGCTAAAAGACCGGAATATCCATCAATGAAAGACCCTAACTATAAAGAAAAAATGGCTGATATTCGTAAGAATTCGGCAGATGGTTCGATTTATATGAACGGAACTGGTGATGTTGATGATTATGGTACTGATGTATCACAAGCATCAGGTTGGGATGGTGTTCAAGCAGCAGATGCAATTGCATTTACATTAAGAATGAATGGATTCCATAAAGAAGCAGATACAATTCAATCAATATTTGATAATAAACCTTATATGAAGAATGAAGGTAGAATTTCATTATCTAAATTAGTTAATGAATCGGAGGCAGAAGAAATTGCTAACTTAACAGGTTTAAGAACTCAAGCTGTTAAGAAATTTATCGATGATAATAACATAGATGATAGAAAGTTATTAGCATATCTTAAAATTAAAGGTCCAAAGACATTAAGTAATAGAATGGATATATCAACTGCAATTGTAGGTAAACCAAATAACAAATTTGCACAAGGAATTATCAAAGCATTTAAAAAATAATTATCAGGAGAAATAATGATAAGATTAAGAAAACTTTTAAAGGAAAACGAAGAACCTAGAAAATTATCATCAGAAGTTAAAAGACATTTTTTAGAAATAGTTTCTACATACAATAAGTATCAGGAACAAATGGACAGAAAATCTGATTTAACTACTATTGCTGAAACTTTAGGTGGAATTACTGAAGCAGCTAGAACTCTTGCATTGCAAGAGGCAGGTGATTGGTTCGATGCTCAAACCGTTAAAAGAAATATGAGTGAATTGGATAAATTGGGTAAGCAATTTGATAAATGTGCAGTAGAAGCAAATGCATTAGACCAAAGAATGCATGGATTATATGAAGATATGGGTCATATTCTTTCTCGTTATTACAAATTAGGTGAAATTTCTGAAGACCAAATGAAAAATAGATTGGGAATGCAGGAATCAGTAAATGAATCTGCACCTAAAGTTAAACAGAGTATTAGTAAAAAAGAATGGTCTAAAATTGCTAAATTTAATAAACATATTGGACAGGATGGTACTCATTATATTATGAAATATGATGATAAAATCGGAACATATTTACAAGCAGTAAATGTTATTGACGAATCAGTACAATCTAATATTGATTGTGGATGTGAATCAGTAAATGAATCAGACCCATGCTGGGATGGATACGAAATGGTTGGAATGAAAACTAAAGATGGCAAAGAAGTTCCAAACTGCGTACCTAAAAAATAAAAATAAAGTATTTATACACACAAAACAATAAATTAATGAGTGGATTATCAAGAGTTACAGTAATTGTTAGAAATGGGGATATTAATAAAGCCCTAAAAGTTTTTAAAAAGAAAGTTACAGAATCTGGTCATCTTTTAGAATTAAGAGAACGTAAAGAATATGTTAAGCCAAAAACTAAAAGAAGATTGGAAAAACAAAAGGCAATTAGAGAAAATCAAAGACAGATAATAACAAATAAAATATTATCAGGTGAG